TCATAATTTTCGCATTCACAATTTGGAGCATTTAGCCATGGGACGCCCTAGACTGCCCGGCACGGTGGCAACTGTCACTGGCGCAGACAAGCGCAGCCCCGGCAGGTTTAAGGGCCGTAGCGCGCATGTGGTGAAGTCTCTGGGCCAAGCGCCTAAGCGGTTCACTGCGGCGCAGGTTGAAATCTGGGATGAGTTCAATGAGGATTTTCCGTGGCTGGGCCGTTCTGATCGGCGGGTGGTCGGGCTGGCTGTGATGCTTCAACACATGATCGACACCGACCCGGATTGCCCGGTCGCGGTGTTTGCCCAAATGCGAATGCTGTTGAGTTCGATGGGCGGGACGCCTGTTGATCGCAGCAAGGTGCAAGCGTCAGAAGAAGAAAGCGAAGACCCTGCCGATGCCTTCCTTAACTGATCCCGCCACAGCCTACGCGCAAGCGGTCAAGGCTGGCGAGATTATAGCAGGACCGCACGTTCGGGATGCATGCGCACGTCACTTGCGGGATCTGGTCGAGGGGCCAAAGCGCGGGCTGGTATGGGACACTGCGGCGGCTGAAAGGTTCTATGGGTTCTGCGGCACGGTGCTGCGGCTGTCCGATGGGCAGTTTGACGGACGGCCATTTATGCTGGAGCCTTCGCAGCAGTTTATCTGCGGTTCGCTGTTTGGCTGGAAGTGGACGGCAACGGGCAAGCGCCGGTTTCGCCGGGCTTACATCGAGCAAGGCAAGGGTAACGGCAAAAGCCCGATGGTCGGCGCGATTGGCCTTTATGGCATGGTATCGGACGGGGAGGCAGGCGCGCAGGTTTATGCGGCGGGCGCAACGAAGGAACAAGCGGGCATCCTGTTTCGGGATGCGGTGTTGATGGTTGACAAGGCCCCGGCGCTGGATCGGGTTATCCGCAGATCGGGCGGGCCGGGCCGGGAATACAACTTGGCGCATATGAAATCGGGCAGCTTCTTTCGCCCGGTATCGCGTGAAACAAAAAAGACAGGATCGGGGCCGCGCCCACACTTTGCGCTTTGCGATGAGGTTCACGAGCATCCTGACGGCGGCGTGATTGAAATCTTAGAACGCGGGTTCAAGTTTCGAGAGCAACCGCTTCTGGTGATGATTACCAACTCGGGCAGCGACCGGAAAAGCATCTGCTGGCAGGAACGGAAACACGCTGTTGCCGTGGCTGCGGGTGAGGTCGATGACGACACGGCATTCGGATATATTTGCGCGCTAGATGACGCGGACGATCCTTTTAACGATCCGACCTGCTGGATCAAGGCAAACCCGCTTCTGGGCGTGACGATCACAGCCGACTACCTGGCTATTCAGGTCAAGCAGGCCAAAGACATTGCAGCAAAGGCAAACGGCATTCGGCGGCTGCACTTTTGCCAATGGACAGACGCGGAATCGGCATGGATTAGCCGCGATATGTGGCAGTCGGTTGAGGATGCAACGCTAACGATTGAGGACTTTGCGGGCAAGAAGTGCTGGGGCGGTCTGGATTTGTCGGCCAAGACTGACCTTACCGCCAAGGCGCTGCTATTCGACGATGGGCAGACCGAAGACGGCAAGCCCATGTTTGCGGCGTTTGTGCATGGTTACACGCCTGCGGAAACGATGATGGCGCGGTCTGAAAAGGACGGAGCGCCTTACCACCTATGGGCAGAGGCGGGCTATGTGACCGCAACGCCTGGAAAAAAGACGCGGCTGGATTTTGTCGCGCAGGATTTACTTGATGATGCGGACGCCTACGATTTGGACTTTGTGGCGTACGACAACTATCTGATTGGCGACTTTGAGGGCATCCTTGGCGATATGGGCGCAAGCCTGCCTATCCTCGACCATCCGCAAGGCTGGAACAAGCGCAAGCGCGAGACAGAGGACGGCGAGGAAATTCAACTGTGGATGCCGGGATCGGTGGATGAGTTGGAAACGCTGATAATGGAAAAGCGCATCCGAGTGCATGTAAACCCGGCGCTGCGGTCGGCTGTAATGTCGGCAACCTTTGACCGTTCGCCTGCGGATTTGCGGCGGTTCACCAAGCACAAGGCAACGGCGCGGATTGATATGGCGGTGGCCTTGGCCATGGCCGTGGGGGCCGCAACAGCGCGGAATGGCGAATCTTTAAAGTCATCCCCATGGGACGATGAAAACTTCAAACTGGCGGTGTTGTGATGTTCGGATTTGGCAAGAAGGAAAAGCGAGAATTGCAGATCACGCAATCCGCGCCTGATTTTCTTACCGTTCTAGGCATTTCCACGCCTTCGACAGTCTCGATGGACCAAGCAATCGGGGTTCCTGCTGTCTGGGCTGCGGTCAATTTTCTAGCCGGGACTATCGCGGGCCTGCCACTGCACGTTTACGACAAAACGGCTAACGGTAAAAAGAAGGTCAAGGCCACCAAGACAGCTCCAATTGTATCGGTTTTGCATGATGCCGTTAATGACGGGATGACATCTTTCGACTGGCGGTTCGGCATGATGTGGGCCGTTCTTACCGAAGGCCGATTTGTAAGCTATATTGAGCGGGATGATTTGGGCCGGGTGATAAATCTGTTCCCAATTATCGGCGCAGTTGTGTCGCGGGATGCAAACTTTCGCAAGATTTACACTCACAAGGCAACCGGAAAAGATACAGTTTATTTGGAATCCGAAGTGCTTGACGTAACTTTCGCACTAAAGCCTGACCTTTTGACGCATCGCAGCCCTTTGCGGACGTGCGCAGTGGCTATCGGAAAGGCTTACAATGCCAATGAATACGGGTCTAAGCTGTTCGCCAATGGCGGGATGCCTTCGTATGTGCTGACCGGGCCTTTCGGGTCCGGCAAGTCTGCGCAATCGGCATCCGATGATATTGCGGAGGCAGCAAAAAACGCCGCGCGCAAGGGTGGGCAGGTTTTGGCAATCCCGCTGGGCCACGAGTTAAAGCAGATCGGCATTGACCCCGAAAAAATGCAGATGGTCGAAACGCAGCGATTTAATGTCGAGGAAATCGCGCGCATCTACAGCTTGCCGCCAACATTCCTGCAAGACCTTTCGCGGGCAACGTTTAGCAACTCGGAGCAACAGGATTTGCACTTAGTCAAGCATACGGTCAAGCGTTGGCTGGAGCAGATCGAAGCGGAGATGAACCTGAAACTATTCGGGCGCAATTCTAACCGCATCGCAGAGTTTAACTTGGACGGACTTCTGCGCGGTGACTACCTGACCCGCATGAACGGCAACGCGCAGGCGATTAACACCGGGCAGCTAACGCCAAACGAGGCGCGGGCGCTGGATAACCGCGAGCCGCTGGACGGTGGCGACCAGCTTTATATTCAAGGCGCAACCGTGCCGCTGACAATGCAGGCAACCGCGCCCGCTGATGGAGTTCCACAAAATGACCAATCGTGAAATCCGCGCGGGCATTCCCGCCGAAATCCGCGCCGATGCTGATGGCATCAAGGTTGAAGGCTACGCCGCTGTTTTTGGTGAACGCGCCGACATTGGCGGCATGTTCTCGGAAATCATCGAGCGCGGGGCATTCAAGGACGCAATTGGCCGCGATGATGTGGTTTTCCTGATCAATCATGACGGCTTACCGCTGGCGCGCACACGGTCTGGCACATTGAAGCTGACCGAGGACGATCACGGGCTGCGGATTGAAACCACGCTAGACCCCGATGACCCTGATGTGAAGTCAATCGCAGGAAAGATGAAGCGCGGCGATCTGGATAAAATGTCATTTGCGTTTTTTCCAGAGGTGCAGGAATGGGATGAAACCCAAGATCCGCCGCTGCGCACGATCAAGCGGGCATCACTATTCGATGTCTCAATCGTCACAACGCCCGCTTATCAGGGAACGGAAATTGCGCTGCGCAGCCTTGAGGCATCGCGCAAGCCACGTCTGATTGACCAGAACAAACGCCGCCGCATGGAAATGAAACTGCGCGGCATGATTTAACTGCGCTCTCGCGGTTGATTGCCCCATCCCTGACCCTTGGGCAAGGTTATTCAAAGGAGGCCCTTAGATGGCTGATCTGAAAACACTGCGGGAGCAGATGGCGAACGCCGCCACCGAAGCCCGTTCCCTGCTCGACCAATCCAGCGCGGCAACTGATCCGGCCCGCGCGGCTGAATTGGAAACGCAGCACGATAAGGCTATGGCCGATTTCGACAAGCTTTCGGTGCAAGCCGAGCGCGCGTCCAAGCTAGATGATGTTGAAAAGCGTTTGGCTGCACAGGCTGAATCTGCGCGTCAGTCTCGCCGTCCCGTTGCTGATCCTGCGCAAGTTGTGCCAGGCGGCGACATGACCTACCGCACCGCCTTTCACGAGTATCTGCGCGCGCAGGGCAATGTGGCCGCTATGGACGGGGAAGCCCGCGCCATGTTGGAATCTGGCCGTGTGTCGGTGGAGCATCGCGCACAGACCACCACAAACGCAGCCGGTGGCTTTACGGTTCCGGTTGAGTTGGCTACATTTATCACCCGGTCGATGCTGGCCTTTGGGCCTATGTATGACCCCGGCGTGACCACTGAAATCGTGACGGCTGGCGGCGGCGTTATCACTATGCCAACGATCAACGACACTACCGGCGCGCAAATGGCGGTTGTTAAGCACGTTGAAGGCACCACGCTGACCGACGATGGCGGCGCGGATGCGGTCTTTGGCGAAAAGCGGCTTGAGGCGTATCCGTTCAACACCGAATGGCTGCGCGTGTCGAAGGAGCTTGTTGACGATTCCATTTTCAATATGGAGGCCCTGCTTGGCGACCTGCTGGGCGAACGTCTGGGCCGTCGCGCCAATACCGAATTGACCACTGGTGACGGCACCGGCGATCCGAACGGGATTGTCACGGCTTCCAGCCTTGGCAAAACTGCTGTCGGCACTGCTGCGGTCACTTGGGATGAAATCTTGGACTTGGAGCATTCGGTTGACCCCGCCTATCGGGTTGGGCCAAAGGTGCGCTACATGTTCAACGATTCCACCCTGCTTGCTCTGCGCAAGCTGAAAGACGGCGATGGCAACTATCTTTGGCAGATGGGCAACGTTCAAGCAGGCATCCCCGCCAGCTTCAACGGGCGCGCCTATTCGATCAATCAGGCAATGGCATCGCTTGCAACTGGCCTTAAGCCGATGCTGTTTGGCGACTTTGGCAAATATTATGTGCGCAAGGTTGGCCAGCCGCTTATCGGCGCGATCCAGGACAAGGACTTTTGGCCCGGATTTGGTATCGCGGGTTATATTCGCTTTGACGGCGAGTTGGCCGATACCGCTGCGGTCAAGCACTTGATCATGGCCTAAGTCGGCTTTCTGGGCGGGCTGTAATGGCCCGTCTTTTCAAGCCGATTTGAAAGGATACGAAATGCAAGTCAAACTCCTTGTCGCACGCGCGGCAGCAAGTGGCGCGGAAAACCGTGGCGATGTGATTAGCGTTCCAGACGCAGAGGCGATCCGCATGATTGAGGCGGGCCAAGCCGAGCCGTTGCGCGCTGTGCAGGTTGAGAAGGCCATTCCACGCGCCAAAGCCGAAAAGGCCAGCAAGTGATACCGCGCGCCCTGCTTTCCCGCGTCACCGCGCCCGATTCAAAGCCTATTACGCTTGATCAAGCGAAGGATCAGACGCGGGTATCGGGTTCGGATGATGACGTTTACCTTGAATCGCTTATCTCGCGCGCCGTAGCGTATGTGGACGCGCAGGGCGTGCTTGGTCGGGCAATGGTAACGCAGACATGGGCGCAGTCTATGCAATATCCAAACGGGCGCGTGCATCTGAAAATGGCAACCGTTCAATCGCTGTCTGCGGTGAAGTTTTATGACGATGCAAACGTTTTGCAGACGGCAACCCTTGCTGATTATCGCTTAGTAGCTGGTGATGACTTTGCCTATGTCGAGCCTGTAATCGGTTCGGCATGGCCCACCGCGTTTGACCGGATTGACGCGGTTCGGGTTGAATTTGTGGCCGGGTACGGGCTGGCGGCTGATGTGCCGGAAAACATTTGCCATGCGTTGCTTTTGCTTGTGGGCCATTGGTATCAAAACCGGGAAAACACGAGCGAAACCGCTTTGCAAACCATTCCGCATGGCTTTGAGATACTGCTGAATAATCACAGGCTTTCTTGGTATGGGTAGCGCAGGCAAGCTTGACCAGCGCATCACATTCCAGCGCGAAACCGCAACACCAGACGGCGGTGGCGGGGTGACAAAGGCGTGGGGCAACATCCCGACAAATGCGACCGTCTGGGCTGCTGTGTCGTTCAAGAGCGCGCGTGAGGGCGTGGACGCGGGGCGGATGAACGCCAGCCAGATGACCACGTTCGAGATTTACAACCGGGCCGACCTGACCGAACTGGATGGGCTGATCTGGGAAGGTAATTTTTACAACATCCGCACGATCCGGCGCTACGGCACGCGCAAGCTGCATATGTATTTGGACGCTGAAAGAGGCGTCACCCCGTGAAAATGGATTATCAGATTACGGGGATCGAGGATGTGAACCGGACGCTGATGGAGATTGCGCCGAAAGCTGCCAAGCAACTTTTGCGAACGACAGTGCAGGACATTGCAAAACAGCTTGCAAAATCTGGTGCCAAGGGCGCGCCGGACGGCGATACGGGCAAGCTGAAAAAAGGTATTAAGCCCAAGCCGGAACGGGGCAGCAAGACGGGTGTTGAAAGCACCGTGCGCGCCAAGCCGTTCTATTGGCGGTATCTGGAATATGGGCAAGGGCCTGATGGGGTTGAACATGCGTTCTTTCTCAAGGCTCTTGAGGAAATGCGGCCAAATCTGGACCGGATATATCTGGAAACCTTTGTCAAGAAGCTTGAAGCGCGGCTTGCGCGGGAACGAAAGCGGGCGGCGGTATAATGTCAGCAGAATTTGAAACCCAAAAGGCGCTTTTCGGCGCTATCTCGGCGCTTGGGCTGCGGGTCTATGACGTGGCCCCGCAAGCATCTGATGGGGCATCATTGGCAAGCTGGCCGTATGTGACAATCGGCACGGCGGTTTTTTCGCAATTCGACACCAAGGAAGTAAACGGCTTCAACTTTGTCGCGCGCATCCACACGCGCAGCCGGTCGGCCAGCATGGCAGAGGCTAAGTTAATCCAAGGCCAAATCTATGACCGGCTGCACCACGGCACACTCACAATCACCGGGTACGATACCACGCTTTTGCAGTTTGAAAGCCAGGATGTAACGCAGGTTGCGGACGGCAGCTTTCACGGCATCGCGGAATATCGCGGGATAATCGAAAAAGCCTGATGGGCTTTGCTTTAACCGGGCCCTTAGCAAGCCCTTTTTACATATGGAGCCTATCAGATGGTTAAAATGGCAGGGCGGAAAATCCGCATTTACCAAGGGACTGGCGTTTCGCGGGTGCTGGTTGCTGGCGCGCGGGCGGACAGCATCACAATCAACAACGAAGCGATTGACGTGACAGACAAGGAAGCTGACGGGTGGCGCACCTTGCTGGATGACGCATCCTTGCGGTCGGTTGATATGTCGGTCGAGGGCTTGCTTGATGGCACCGTGCTGCTTGCCGCGTCTCTCGGGGTCACGACCGCGCTTTTGGGCGCATATGAAATCGACATCAACGGGCTTGGCACTGTCGCGGGGCAGTTTCACTTTTCCAGCTTCGAAATCGGCGCGCCACACGATGACGCAGCAACATTCACCGCGTCGATTCAGTCGGCTGGCGAAATCACGTTCACGGCAATTTAATGAGCGTTTTTCGTGATGTGATTATTCCATATGGCGGGGTTGATGTGATTGTCACCCCGTCAAACAAAGTGTTGCGGCGGATTGAGGGCAAGGGGAAGCGCGACGATCCTTCATTCAACCTTGTCGAGTTGATTATTCGCGTAAACAGCGGGGCGGGTTCGCTTTACGATGCGGCTTTTGTTTTGGCCGAACTGATCAACAGCGCGGGCGTCAACACAACTGAGGACGATGCACTAGCCCATATGCAGGGCATGGATAACGCCGCCGAATATCGAGCTTTCCTTGACCTTCTTGTGTCTTGCGTGATGCCGGAACCAAAGCCAAAAAAGCCGGAAGCGCATCCGGAAGCCTGACCGGGGGCGCTATCCCCTCCCTTGATTGGGATGGGTTTTACCGGGCGGCGCGGGCCATTGGCCTTTCCCCAAGTGAGTTTTGGGAAATGACCTTGCCCGAGTTTTTAGAAGAAATCGCAATCTGTGAAGAGCGCGCGGCTGGCCAGTCTGGCCGGATGACTGCGGCTGACTTTGACGACCTGCGCGACTGGATGGAGGATAGCAAGTGAGCAAAGTTGTTGGCGATGTCGCTATCAAAGTCGGAGCCGATACCGCTGCACTGACAACCGGGATGCGTGGGGCTGAAATGAGCCTTGCCAAGTTTGGCAAGGTGGCCGGGGCTGCGCTTGCGGCCACTGCAATCGCCATGGTAGCACTAACCGCCAAATCCATGGCAAATATTGACGTGCTGGCAAAGCAGGCGCGCAGCCTTGGCTTGACCACGCAGGCTTTCCAGAAAATGGCTATGGTTGCGGGCGAAGCTGGGGTTGAGGCGGGCAACCTGTCCAACATGCTTGGCAAAATGCAGCGCAACATTGATGAGTTGCGGCAAGGGACCGTCACGCAAACGGAGGCCTTCGGGCGTCTGGGCGTTTCGATTGCGGACCTGCAAGGCCTTTCGCCCGACGATCAATTCGCCAAGATTGCATCCAGCCTGGACGCGATCAAAGACCCGGCTGAAAAGACCGCGCTGGCGATGGAAGTTTTCGGCAAGTCTGGCCGCGATGCAATCAACATGCTTTCCGATTACGGTAGCAAGGCGGCAGAGGCGGCAGAGTTTCAAAACCGCTTCGGTATTGCGGTCTCGCAGGCTTCGGCCGAAGGCGTAGAGCGCGCTAACGATGCGGTCGGACGGCTTGGCATGGTGATGCAGGGCCTTGGCAACACAATGGCGGGCGCGGTGGCTCCTGGCATAGAGGCAACGGCTAACGCGCTGATCGCTTTTGCGGGCAGTGTAACCGGGGCCAAGGTCACGCTCGATGAGTTTTTCGGCACGCTTGAGGCCGCGAAAACCGCACTTGGCGAGGATGTTTTTAACAAGCTTCTGGGCCGTCCCGATTTAATTAGGGAGTTTGCGCCCGAACTTGCGGCTATAACTTCTGAAATTGACGCGCTGGCGACTGTTGCCGCGACTGCATCCCCTCAATTCAGGATATTCGCAGACGAATTAGCCGCGCTTGATGAAACAAAGGCATCCGAGGAAATGCGCGCGCTTGCCGATGAAACCGACAAGGCCAAGCAGGAATTGGCCGCTGGCACGATTGAGGCGGAAGAATTTCAAGCCAAGATGTCCGAAATCATCACGCGGGCCAATGAGATCACCACGGCTTTTGAGGGTATAAACGGTTCGGATTTTAGCGCGGCATACAGCAACATTGAGGGGCTTGCAGCCAGGCTTTGGAATGCTGCGGCAGCGGCTAAGGCAGCGATGAATGCTTTGCCGGGTGCGGAGGGCGCTCTTGAAATGGCGGGCAGCGACGGGTCCAGCCTTTCCGTGCCATTCACGGCAGACCCAAGCGCGCCCCGAACACGCCCGCAACAAGTCGGGATCGACAGCGTGGGTAACTTCAATGCAGCCAATGCCCCGCGCGGCGGCGGTGGTGGGGGTGGCGGTGGTATCAAAGACCACTTTGCGCAACGGCTAGAGGCCTTGCAAGAAGGGCTTGCAACAGAGGCCGATGCGGTCGCGGAATGGTATCTTGAAGGGCAGACCACGCTAGAGGATGCGCTTGCAAATAAGGCGCTTACCGAATCCGAATACCACACGCTGCGGGAGCGGCTGGAGGAGGAGCACCAGAGGCGACTTGCTGGCATCCGTGAAATCGGAAATCAAAGCGCCCTTAGCATGGCTTTGGGTGCAGGTGAGCAAATCCTGAACGCAATCGGCCAGACCAACGCAAAGGCCCTTAAGGTCGCCAAGGTATTTGGCGCGGCGCAAGCCTTGATCAGCGCATATCAGGGCGCGGCGGAGGCGTTGAAGCTGCCTTTTCCCGCCAACATTGCAGCGGCAGCAACCGTCTTGGCAAAGGGCATCGGCTTTGTGAACGCGATTAGGTCGGTCAATAGCGGAGGCGGTGGCGGAGGCGCAACGGGGGGCGGCGGCGGTGGTTCATCCGCGCAATCCCAAGCCCCTGCGCAGACCCCGCTTGACGTGCGCCTGACTGGCTTCGGTCCCAATGATCTATTCACGGGCGACATGATCGGCGGGCTATTGGATCGCCTATCCACCGAGGCAGGCGATCGGGGATACAGGATTATGACCGCATGAGCATTGTAACATCCGCAGCGCGCATAACTGCCCTTGGTGGGCAGGTCAATAATCCGCTGGTGGCTTGGAATAACCTAGCCGCAACCGCCACGCTTGGCGGCACAGCCACGCTTGCCGATGGGGGCAGGTCTAACGCGGTTACTGGCACAACATACGATTATTGGCTTCCCAACGTGACGGCTACCACGGCACAGTTTCAAGTCACCTTCGGATCTGCCATTGCAATTTCCTTTGCCAGCATCGCCGCCCATAACCTGTTTACGCTTGGCGCTTCGGTGTCATTGCAGCGCAGCACCAACGGCGGGGCAAACTGGACCGATGCGGGTGGTGGAGTGCACACGCCAACGGACAACACTCCTATCGCCTTTCGCGTGGTCACAACGGGGGCTAACGCGGCAGACTGGCGGTTTAACGTTACAGGGCTGACCGCAAGCGACCCGCTTTATATCGGCGTGGTGTTCTTCGGCAATGATCTGGTAATCCCGCAACGGCTATATCAGGGGTTTGCGCCCGTGATCGTGCCGACCGAGGTGCAACTGCAATCCAACGTGTCGGTCGGCGGCAACCTGCTAGGCTCCAGCGTCATTGCCGAGGGCAGCACGCTATCTCTTGGGATTGACCACCTGACCCCTGCGTTTATTCGCGGCGCGCTGTTCAAGTCATTCATGACGGCATTCAATCGCGGCGGCGGGTTTTTCGTGGCGTGGCGTCCAAGCGATTACGCGCAAGATATTCATTATGCATGGCGTGACGGGGCTGTGATCAGGCCGACCAATAGCGGGCCGCGCGACTTCATGTCATTCGGAATTGCTGCGAGGGTTTACAGTGAGTAATCTCAGCCGCGAACCACTAACTATTGTTGAGTTAGATTTACCGCTTTGCACGCTTGTTTATGGTGTTGGCGCTTGCACTGCTGTACTTGGCACAACTGGCGACAATAAATGCTTCAATACGTTAAAGACATGCCAGGCCGCAGCGGCCTACAATGCTGGCACGCAAACCTTGCGCTTTGCCTATAACCAATCTGGCCTGCCAAAGGGTCAAACCATTTTCCCGGCGCTGCAAGGCGTGACAACCCGCCCGGCTGAAATCAACTTGTCGGGCATTGATCCACGCACCACAGCGCTAGGCAAGCGCGCGCGGGTGACTGTGAGCCTTCAGGACTTCACATACCACGACACGCTGACAGACCCCTATCAGGCGGGCCGCGTTGACGGATCTGCGCAGTTTTCCGGCGTTGGGTATTCCCCGACAGATCGCGGCACGTTCTTCGGCAAGCTGATTGCGCGACAGCCGTACTATGTGGGCAAGGCGCTGCGGGTCAAATACGGCTACGTCGGGGAAGCCTTGGCCGATATGCGCACGGCGTCCTACGTTATCTCGGAATGGTCTGGGCCGGATGCTGACGGCAAGGTGACAATCGTCGCCAAGGATATTCTAGACCTTGCTGATAATACCAAGTCGGTTGCTCCCAAGGCAAGCCGGGGCAAGCTGCTGGCTGCAATATCTGACACGGCCACCAGCCTGACAGTCACCCCGGCAACAGTCGGCGCTGAATACGCGGCGGCAGGCAGGCTGAACGTGGGGCGTGAGGTGATGTCTTACACACGCGCGGGCGATGTGTTCACAATCACCGCAAGGGGCGTGAACGGAACGCAAGCGACTTCCCACAGCATAAACGACACTGTGCAGCAATGCTTATATGCTGCCAATTTTAAGCCATGGGAGGGCATATACACACTTCTGGTTGATTACGCTGGAGTTAACCCTGCCTTTATTGACACACCATCTTGGGAGGCCGAAAACGACAGGTGGCTTTCGTCAGTTAAGTTGACCGTCACGCTTACCAAGCCGGAAGGCGTGGCAATGTTAATTGGCGAAATATCGCAGCATGGCGTCTTTGTCTGGTGGGATGAAATCGCGCAACAGATCCGATTTAGAGCGAACCGACCGCTTGAGCCTGCGGACGATCCTTATCGGGTAAGTGATGCGGCGAATTTAATCACGGGCAAAACCCAGATCACGATGGGCGAAGACCAGCGCATCTCGGCAATGTATTTCTGGCACGGGGTCATTGACCCGACCGAAGGCGCAAACCAATCGCGCAACTATAAAAAGCTGGTGATTGCTACGGTTGATGAAAACCCATATGGGCAAGAGGCAATCAAGACGATATATTCCAGATGGTTCGGTGAAGATGGCGACGATGCGGCGGCGGCGTCAATTGCCAAGCGGCTGCTTAATCGCTACTCAACAACGCCTAAAATCATCAGCGGAGTTCTGGATGTTAAGGACCGGACGCAAGTGCAGCTTGGTGGCGTGCTTGAGATGACCACTTATTTGCTGCAAGACGCGACCGGCGCAACATTGCCAGAGCAATTGCAAGTCAATTATGTGGAGGAAAAAGATAACCGCATAACATTCCGCGCCGAAAGCTACACGTTCACGAATAGATATGGCTTGGTGACGGAAACTGCGCGGCCTGATTACGGCGCATCTACGGTGGCACAGCGCCGCATTGGCACATATTTAGTCGATGCCACAACGCTACGATTTGCAAACGGCGACCTGCCCTATGTTTTGTTTTAGGATTGCATAATGACATACACGCCAATTCTTAACTCCGAAGTCGATGCGGAAAGCCCTATAACCGATCTGCTTTTGACGCGGCTGCGGGATAATCCAATAGATGTTGATGCCCCACTTCTATGCTCTGTTTTGCTTGGCACCATGACCACCACCAGCGGCACATCGCAAACGCTTTCAAGCCTGGACCTTACGTTGTTTAAGTTTCTGCGGGTTGTTGTTAATGGTGTTTCAACCACTTTTAGCAATAGCGTATTAAGAATAGGCGGTCAGAATATAAGTCCTTCAATTCAATCTTCAGCATCAATATTTTACGGAATAGTCGACCTCGATTTAAGTAGCGGTGTTTTTGGATCAACAGTCATATCTACCACGTCATTAAAGGAAGTCACGGTAGGAGATACAGCCTACACCAATGCGACAACTAGCGTTGTCATCAGCACATCAGGCGGAACATTTGATTTGGGCAGCATAAATATTTACGGGGTGAAATAATGCAGGAAATCATCACAAACGCCAA